TCTGGATATTGAGCTACTCTTTTCTTTCTTCTTTCAAGGCTTCTAAGTTGATTTCTACCTAATTTAGATATCATGCTTTTTTGTGGTTCTGTTTCATTCCCAAATTGTTCTGCCAATTCGCCAGTATAAATTCCAAATGGAACCTGTGCTCTTAATGATGGCGCTCTACTCTGAGTAACAGGAAGTTCGGCAAGCTCTATATTTGGTTCGCTTCTCCTCCTTCTTTTAGCATCAACAGTAATTTCTTCTATTGGAATATCAGGAACAGGTGGCGCTTCTGCCATAGTTCCGATCCCAATAGGGCTTTCAGGAACACCCGGAAAACCCATTGTTGATGCAGCGCCTGAAGCGGTTGCTGGAACAGGATATTTCCTAGAACCAAACAAACCTCTAATTCCAGATAAAATTCTATCTTCCCTTTTACGTCTTATTTTATTAGATAAAGCACGGTGTTTTCTTCTACCTGTTTTTGTGCTCCTGTCAATAGACTCAAGCTCCGCAAACATAGCATCTAATTCTTCATTTGCTCTACCTAAATACTTTCTTCTTGCCAAAACTTTCTCCTAATCGTTGCTTGTTTCACAGCCAAATAAGTTAAAACTCATATCTACTGCGCTTGTATAAACTTTTAAAACATCATCTTGATTCAAAGTGATGCCTATTACTATTGTTAATGAATCATTTGCCGCTACTGATTTGTCATAATACAAATACTGTTTATCATCAGCACCTGCTCCGCCCACATGAACACTGAGTCTAAATGTTATAGCAGAGCCTGTTCTGTTAGCGGCTACCACAGAACTAATTGTAGTCATGGTTTTATCAGGAACAGTATATAAGGTCGTTGTTGTTGTCGCTGATGGGTCTAACTGCCCTAAAACCTTTAAGGTATCAGCCACCAGAGGCTCCCATTAATAAGAACTGATGTCTCCTTACAGAAAGAGAAGATATTTTGTTCTTCATTTGATTAGCTCCGCCAATGTCAGAATTAATATCAACAATAGTTCCTTCAATGGTTGATCTTAATATTGACTGGTCAATATTTGAATATTCTGGAGGAGCCACAGGTAAGGGTATTGCACTTTTCTCAGCCATTATTGTCTCCCATCTAATCTTGTATCAAGCCTAAAATATCCCAATCTCCATCCATATCCTGACCCACTGCTTTCAAATCTTAAAACAGCTTGTCTGGATCGACATCGAACAAAGGCTTGTTGTGTTGAGTTTGTTAAAGAAGATGTTGATAAAGTAGACAAACTATCGCTTGGATAATTTCTACCTTTAATAGAAATATCTAATTCATTTTCACTGTCAGCATCTCTAAACTGTATATCTGGAATTACTTTTGAAACCAGCATAAAATTATTGCCATCTTGTATATCAAAGTCTGCGGTTTCAATATAAGCAGTCATCGCACTGTCATCGTCATCATGCCCAAACTCTTGGTTGTATAAATAATTTGAGCCTGTTCCTGTTTTACCAGCAGCAATTGGATTATTCTCTAAATGAGCTTCAATCCAAGCCGTTCTAACCATTGTTCCAACAGACCAGACACCCTCAATATAGTTATATAAAACATAACGATCTATTTCATCAGAGCCGGACGAAGGATAAAACCACATGACCTCATTAAAATCGATATTTGCAGTACCAAACACTTTATAGGCTTGACCTATATTTATATCACTATAAATATAATCTCTTACCGAACAAGGCAATGGACTGACTTGACCTGAATAAGTAAAGAAACCACCACGATCCATAAAATAAACCATGCCATTAGCATTCACTGCCGAATTGGGCGACATCATAGAAACCCCTGCTTTCAGCTCATTAAATGAGAAAATAAAAGGTGCGCCTACAAATCTCATTGAATGTAAAGCAGAATCAGTCCATATAAGAATTTCCTGTCGGGTTCTTAATGCGCCTACAATTTTACTACCACTACTTATTTTTACACCGCCTGCTGAATTAGTAGAGCTTGGTGTCCAATCAACAGCAGACTCTTGATCCGACCATCTAACCAATAAAGGATCAAGCGTTGATGATCCTATAGGATTAGAGCCAAAACAAATAATATGACGATCAACATCAGACACCATTATTTGCAATGATTTTGTTGGCACATTAGATGCGCTACCTAAAGAAGAAAAATTAACTGCTCTTGTGCTAGTTCCTGAACTTTGATCCCAATAATAAATACCACCAGCTCTGGGGTTAAAAACTAAATCATCACCAAAATTATCTTGGCTATAAAGCCTTAATTGATTGGTATCATCTAAAGATGCAGCAGAACCAAAAGTACCATCGCCCCACGCACTCGCCCCCCAGCCTGTACTAGAAACATATTCATCTAGCCCAACATTAATTTGATAAGCTCCAACAACACTACTACCACCGTTTCCAGAGTCACTACTATTAGCTGTAACTGTGTCGCCATCAGTGTCTTTAGCTTCAATAGTGTAACTATTAGCATTAACAATAGTAGCAATCTGATATTCTTGATTAAGAACAGTTGCAGTAATTAAACCACCCAAAGTGGCAGCACCACTAAAGGTAACAAAATCATTTTTAACTGCTCCATGCGCAGTATCTGCTACAGTAATCGTAGCGTCTCCATTAGACGCTGAAAAAGTAACATCGCCCGCCGAAGTTGTGGCTCTAATTGGCGTTATGTCGTTATAAGTGTTTCCATCAGCAATATAAAATTTAAGATGGGTTCCTATACCTATATAGTTTGTACCAGTAGCAGCAGAATAATTGTATAAAGATCGTGCTGTTCCTAAAAAAGTGTTGATTGAATATTTAGCCCAACCTCCTATTTTTTCTGGATGCCCAGAACGAAAACGAATTTTATCAGAGTTATACCAACCAAATTCATTAGTGTAGGATGTTCCCTCTTTGTCTATTCCCGGCTTAAATTGATATTTTAATAACGGCATTTATTCCTCTTCTTCTTCGTCAATATCTTTGTAATATCCTACAATGTGTAATATTTGTTCTATGTATCGGGTAACTTCGCCCATTGTCATCGATAAATTCTCATAACCTTGAGAAGTTAATCCATAATACGCGACTCTTGGTTCTTCTCCAGCCTCAATTGCGATTAAATATTCCTGCATCACATCAGGAGAGAGTATTCGCCACTCAATCGCAGCCGATTCAATGGGTTCTGGCAGCGGTGGATGGTAGATTGGTGTTCTTTTTGCCACACTGACCACTTCCACAGGCTTAACTTGTGGTTGTCTGTCTGCCAACTCACCTAAAAGCGAATATGTGCCACACCCGTTAATTAGTAGTAATGGTATTATCAGCAGCTTTTTCATTGAATTGGTCTGGATTGGTTATTGTGGTTAGATTTGCAATTACTCTCGCCGAAGCCTTATTAACTTTGCCTTGTAACAAGGTTGGTTTAGCGAGCGCCATACCTTCAAGATTGTGTTTAGCAAACTTATTTCTTAAATTAGTAACTTGCGCTTGGCTTGCAGAATACTGGGAGTTCAAGTTTTGAATTTGAGCTTGAGTTTTTTTAGCCGATTCAAGCGCTTTTACAATCTGTTCGTTTTGCTCTTGAATAGTTCTTTCAAGTACCGCTTGATTACTGATAGCGGTTTGTAGTTCTATTTTTGCTTTGTCCAATTTAGTGAACACAATCGCATTAATAGAAACGGAGACAAATAAAAGTCCCCCTAAAACTAGAGCCAGCTTCATTTATCTTTTTTTATTTTGACGTTTACAGTTGTGTAGGCTTCATTAATATTAGGCGTTGATTTATCATCACCCACATATTTGCCATCTTCATCTCTGGAACGAACCCTTTTCTCTTCATAACCAAGAAAAGTTTTCTTAAACCAATTACTTAAACCAATAGCCATATTATTCTCCGTTTATTCTTTTTCACCCTTAAAGCTCTTTGAGCTTCCTGATGTTCCTGCATATAATCCAAACCATGCTGCACCTGCACCAACAACAATAGATATTAAACCCGATTGTTCAAAACTAGGTTCTGGTAAATCCATAAACCAAAAGGTTGTGTAATAGAGCAAGTACATATAAATAGACAAAAAGGCTCTAGGAAAGATTCTCCAGCTATCAACAGCTTGAGCCACAAAGATAATCTTTTGATAAGGGTTGTTGTTATTAACATCTTCTAAGTCCCTGATCTTGTCTTTAAGTGCACCAATTTCTTGCACCATCGCCATGAACTTACTAAGGTCCATTTCGACTTCATTGCGATCCATGTCGCCGCCAAATCTGCCGGTTGGATAATGCTCATCACTCATAATTCACCTATACTGTATATACGTCCAAGGCATCAGCCTTGCCTTTAACTTTAATTGTTGATATTAAGTTTAACTTAAATTTTGTAAATTGAGCAGTGCTTTCTCCTATAAGAAGATCAACACCCACCTCTTTAGTTGCCGATTCAAGTCGTGCTGCCGTGTTTACCGCATCGCCAATAGCTGTATAGTCAAACCGACTATCACTACCCATATTACCAATTACTGCCTCACCTGAATTAATGCCAATACCTATGGCTACTGGTGGTAAGTCTTTACCTTTAAGCTCTTTGTTTAGCTCTTCCATGTTTTTCATAATGTCTAATGCACAGTCAATTGCTAAGTTTTCATGGGCAGGCTGGTCTAAAGGCGCATTAAATATTGCCATCATTGCATCGCCTATGTATTTATCAACCATACCTTCGTATTTTTGTACCGATTCTTGTTGTGCTGTCAAAGCTCTATTCATAATGTAGGTGACATCTTCTGGCGGTAACGACTCAGACATAGAGGTAAACCCTCTAACATCGGTAAACAAATAGGTTGCGTATCTTTTTTCGCCACCTAATTTAAGCAGCTCTGGGTTATCTTGTAATTTTTTAACTTGTCTAGGATCAAGATAATGTTCAAATTGCTTTTTAATCTGCTGTCTGAGCCTGTACTGCTCTCTAAAATTCAAGTAAAACGCAATAGACCCTGTAATAAAACCAGCTATTAACGACCAAGTAACATCGATTAATAAATTAGACTGGATAAAATAAACGCCCAAATATGCGATTAGAGCGTTTGTAAGCAAAAAGAATACCAAACCCCATGTGACACCAAAGAAGTTTAGAAAAAACCAAACCAGAACCGTTGTCGATAGATATATACCTAACTCAGCGAGCAAAGCATAATCAGGAATTAATGGGCTGTCTTCTATTAAAATGCTTTCAGACAACGCTGTTTGTATTTTGTGTGGTTCTAAAAGACCCGCAGGCGTTGCTATTTGAGGCATAACCCCTTTTGCTGTGACACCGACAAACACAAAACGATTTTTAATAAGCTCTGTGCTTTTAATCTCTGTTAGAGAAAATTCAGGTGTGTTGACCCAACTGATCCATTTTCTGCCCAAGGTATCGGTCTTAACTGGCGGCAATCCCTTAACTCTAATCTCTTGTATACCTGCTTCTGAAGTTTTTATTAGGTAGGTGTCCGCACCAGTTAAAACTTTTAGAACCTCTGTGCCGTAGGCAGAAACCCATCCGTCAGGGGTTCTTAGTAATAATGGCATACGCCTAACTAATTGGTCAACTTCTGTGG